GATGGTGCCGCCGAGCTCGGCGGCTTCCGCGCGGGCAGCGTCGAGCTCGCGCTGCAGGGTGACGCGCGAGCTGATCGCCGCGCGCAGCTGCTCGCCGATCGTGGCGGGCGGCGTGGCGGCAGCGGGGGACGGCGAGCCGGCCGGATCGGCGGCAGCCTCGAAGAAGCACAAGGCAGAGCGGCGGAGAAGGGTCGTGCGAAGCATACGACCGCCGGGGCGTGTCAAACTTAGGCGCGCTAAGCGCGTAAGGAGAACGCGCGTTCTCCTTACGCCGCGAGCAACGAAAGCAGCTCATCCCAGCCACTCACCAGGCCATCGACGAGGCCCGTATTCACGAGATCGAGACCACTGAAAGTTTGGCCTTCCATCGTCGGCGCCTCGACCTGCGGACGGGCACCCGTGACAGCGGACTGGAAAAGATCGTTGATCTGCTTCACACGCGCGCGCAAGAGCGCCTCGTCGTCGGCCGTGAGCGGACGGCCAGGCAGACCGATGCCCTTGTGTTTGCCCTCGGCGAAGAATTGGAGCTTGATGCCCTCGAGCTCCATCTTCACGGCGGGATCCAGCCAGGCGAGATAGGTGCCGATGGAACCGACATTCGAGCTGCCAGTCGCGTAGATCTCCGAGGCCTGCGAGCCGAGCCAATAGGCAGCCGAGCACATGCTCGCGTCGGTGAACGCATAGACCGGCTTCGCCTGCGCGGCCGCGCGCACCGCGGCGCCGAACTCGGGGATACCCGTGACCTCACCGCCAGGCGAATCGATGTCGAGAATGATCGTGCCGATATCCGGCGCGGCTACAGCCTGCCGGAGCGCCTCCTGCGGAGCATTGATATCCGTGCCGCCGCCGCACGCTTCTTCCCATGAGCTGAGGTTCTTCGCGAGCGCGCCGTAGATCGGCACGACAGCGACTCCCGGAGCGGCCTCCGTGTAGAATCGGGGATCGAGCGTGCCGTCTGCTTTCCATCCCGGTCCGGCTTTCTGAGCGCGGCCTCCTGTGAAGGGATTTCGCGTGCCTCTCGCTGGCGGCTGCAGTCCATCCGCCGCGGCGGTCGCGAGCGCAACTTCAAACGGAATCTGCCCCGAGAGCCGGGGCAGCAAAAAGGAGTGGATCGATTGGAAACGCGCGGCCGTGACACACAGCGGCTGGCAATAGACGCGCTCGAAAATTCGTGGATAGTTCATGCGGCGAGTTGTTGTTCTTCCGGATTTTCGGCCGCGGCGGCGGCCTCGAGATCCTGTTGAGCCTGGAGATCCTCGGCAGTGACCGGCGTTTGTGCGCCAGTGATGCCTCGGAAGTTTTTGATGTCGTCCCAGGTGAGGCCGCGCTTGGCCATCTCTGCCTTGTGCCAGGCAACGAGATCGAGATCCTTTGCGAGCTCTTCGCGCGCGTCCTGACCGCCGAGCGCGTAGAGACGCTCACTGGTGATGAGGCCAGCCTGGAACCAGCGGAGGAAGATCGCGCCGTCGCGCCCGAAATCGACCGTCACCCGCGCGGGCGGAACCCAGCCGTGCTTCCACCACTGCGGATCCTGGCACGCGCGAAGACGACCGGCCTTGATCTCCTTCGCGATCGTGTAAATCCAATCCTGCGTGAGCCAGCTATCGACGAGCCGCTGTTGCTCCGTGGAAACGAAAACCTGGGCATCGGCCAGGACGTAGCGCACATTCGCGCCGCCGAGCTTGTAGATATTCCACAGCAAATCGGCGCTGAGGTTCGTGCCCGCGCAAATGTCGCGAATGAGGCTTTCATCGACGAAATCGCGGGAGTTCTGGTGCGGCCGCTCGTCCATGAGCGTCTTGATGTCCACGCCAGGCGGCAGTGTTGGCACCTCGCCGCCGCTGCCGAAAGCGAGCTTCACCTTCGTTTTCGTGCCATCGGCATTGTCGATGATGAGCGTATTGCGCCCCTCCATCGCAGCCTTGATCCCCAGCGCCTGATTTTTTTCGCCGGCGGTCTGGCCGAGATAATAGCCGATCTCCTGCGAACGCTTGATGCCCTGAGTGACGAAGCGCCAGATCTCGCCGACATCGATGATGCGATTGACCGCGTGTGCGAGCACCGAGACGCCGCGCGCCTGATCGGGCGATTCGTAGCGGCAGAGAAAGCGCACGTATTGCGCAGGGATGTCCGTGAAGCCAGGCCCCTCCGCGTCGGGGAAACGGTAGGCCTGCACGCGATCGAGCGAGTCGAAAAACAAGCCGTCGGTCCACTTCGATTGATCGAGCGTCGTGTCGGCGTTGCGAATCTGCAGGCCGGAATAGAGCTTGCGCAGCGCACCACCGTTCGCGCTCTCCGAAAATACGATCGCCGCATCGCCGTCTTTGAGGTCGGTCATCGTGGCCAGGCGCTGCATTTGCACGCCGGTGAGGCGGCCGTTCACGCTGTAGGTGAGCGGGGAATTCGCGCGCGAGTTATAGGCGGCCTCGGCGAGCTCGTTCCACTCCGTGTCGCGCGTGATGGCTTGAGGCCGCAGGCCAGAGCCGACGATGAGATTCGTGAGACCACCAAGCACACGGCGCGGCAGGCCGAAATTCGCGCAGATGGCGTGCACCTTGCGCGCGATCTCCGTGCGCGTGTAGCACGAAATTTCCTGCCGCCCGTTCAGCGTCGGCCAATAGACCATGCCGCGATCGGGACTCCAATTCGCCGCGCCGTAACCGGAACGGCCCCATCCGCCATACGAGGCCTGGAGCGGCACGACGGTGATCTCCTGCATGGCAGGAGACTCGACAATGGCTGGAGCGCTCGCGCGCGCGCGACGTGAGCGGCGACTCATAGCTGGACGTAGCGGCGGCCGTAGTCGATTTGCGTGGGCCCGCACGCGCCGGAGGAGGAGCCGTCGGGATCGGCCTCGAGCTGCTCGAGCGCGAGCTGCGTGGCCTCGAGCTGGTCCTGGGCGTTGAAGCGGCGCGCGGTCGTGGAGTTCCCTCCTTCGTAAGCAAGCGACGTCACCTCCTCATCGCCGGCCAGCGTGGCCTCGAGCGCCTCGTCGCGCATGGCCTCGAGCCAGGCCGCGCCAGTTCCCGCCGATTCGAGATTCTTTTTCCACGCCTTTCCCAAAAGGGCGCGCACTGTGACAGAGAGATCGGCCATGCCGGCAGAGCGGTGTCAAAGTCTCACGCGGCCTGCGCGACTTGCTCGATTGGCTCTGGCGGCGGCGCATCCGCCGGTTTGAAGTATGCCGCGATCTGGCTCCACAGAACGAGATGGAGCTTCGTGCAATCGCCGTAGTCATTCGGACCGAGCTTTATCCACGTCCATTTCGAGTAGCCCCACGAGCCTTTCTCCTCCTGGTGTTTCTCCATCATGTGCTCGGCGAGGAAACCGCGCTCGCAATCCGCCGGGAACCATAGCCTCGGCGCGCGATTGAGCCCCTTCGCGATATCGTCGAATTTCAAGATGCGGATCTTGTAGAGGTCTTTTTTGAACGCATCGTCGTCGTAGTGATAGACCACGAGCGGCTCGCCCTCGAATTCCGTCATCGACTCCCACACGAGATGCCGCACCTGCATCGTGCCGGCGCGACCTTTCGAGGGATGAAACAAACCGGCCGATCGCAAGCAGAATGGCCGCACCTCGCGCTTCGCGCGGAACCCTTCATCGATGAGACCGATCTTCACGCGCATCGGTTCTTCGAGGCCGGGCACGGCGATAGGCTCCTGCGCGATCTCAATGAGATCGTCCTCATAGGCCGCGTCTCCGTATTGAATGATGGCGATTTCACCAGGCCAGCGAATGGCGGCCTTCGACCACTTCAGCACGTCGCCCTGTTTGTCGCACGTCATGGTGATCACGTCGGGAATCCAAGGCACCTCGCCGCGCTTGTATGTGCCACGGAGCTTGAGGACGTCGGCCTCTTTCACCTCGGCCTGTTTCTCTTCCCATGGAATGCCGAGACGGCCCGTGCGGAAGGCCTGCAGCTTCGCGAGCGAGCCGCTTTGATTCGCATCGATGAGCTCGAGCGCGAGCTTCGACCAGGGGACGAAGAGCGAATAGAGATCGCTGACGTGACTCGAGCGCTTGCGCGGCGAGTGCCGAGGATTTGTGATCCGCCACTCTCCGTGCTGGACCATCCACGACTTTTGATCTTCGTGGATCGGCTGCCGGCAGTGGATACACTCGTAATAGGTCTCTGCAGCGACGCGCTGCAGGTCGTATTCGCCGGTCAGATCCTTGCAGTGCGCAAACTTCAATTGCTCGCAGACCAACTCCTGGAACCCGCCACAGAGCGGATGCGGGCAGGGCACGAAGAGTTTTTCGCACGTGCCGGTCTTGTATTCGCGCGCGAGGATGTGATTCGTCGTCTTCGGGCGGCCGATGATGTAGAGCTTCGCGCCAGGGACAGTCTTCAGACGCTCACGCACCTTATCCACATTGTGCATCTCGCCCTTCGGCGGCTCCGGGTGCTCGTCGGCCTCATCGAAGATCCCAACGCCAAACGGGTTCGAGGTCAGCTCACCCGAGCTGCCGCCGCCCGTCAGGTGAATGGTCATCGACGGCAGGTTCAGCATGAGATTGCTGAGCTCGTCCTCGGCAACCTCGCCAATCACTTTGTTCGTGCCACGACTTTCGCGGAGGCTCGGCAGGAGGCGGATCTTGCAAATCTTCTGGGCCTGCTTCGCCGAGTGCGTCGCGTAAAGCGTGTTCATCGGCTGATGCACGACCGACCAGCGCACGATATTCAGCACGGCCTCGGTGATCGCGATCTGGGAACTCTTGATGATGACGTGCTCGTCCCAATCTGGGTCCGTGTGCGTCTCCTGGATCGCCCGCGCGTGCGGCGTGAGCCGCCAATCGTAGAAACCTGGGTGACCCGGCGAGGCCTTCTCATTGAGCCAAACCGCGTGCGAGGCCCATTCCCAGATCTTCTCCGTCGGCCGCGGCTGGCAAAGCTGCAGCACCAGACCCACAACCAGTGAGCGAACGCGCGAAATCATACCTCGCCGAAAAACGGATGCCGTTGGAACTCGAGAAACTGCCGATCGCTTTCCTGATCCCAAATCAGATCCTGCTCGCCCTGATTTTTCCCCGAGAGCAGCGGCCGCACGCGACGGATGAATTGCCGCCACGTCTGGAAGAGCGGACCGAAGATTTCACGAACGACCTGTCTCACCTCTTCAGTCGGCATGAGCTCGCCGCTATCGACGAGAATTTTACCGGCGTCCTTCTCAGCCTTTCGAAGCGCCTCCGACAGCCGTTCCCAGGCTCGCTGCCGCATTTCGATGCGGCCCGGATCAGGAGGATCCTCGGCGAGAGCCTCGGCGTAGGCGCGGCCGGCCTTTTCCTCAGCGAGGCGCAAACGCTCGAGCGCAGCCAGCATGCCGATCGCGCCAGGGGACGCCTCCCGCACGGAAGGCACAGCGACAGCCGCGACAGGCCCAGGCAGAGCAGCAACAACCGGCTCCACAGTCGCCGGCACGGAGAAGAGCAGGAGCTTCGCCGGCGGCCGTTGATCCATATTCCGCGACCACCATTCCGCCATCTTCTCCGGCTCATCGAGCGGCGGGAGATCGTTCGCCTTTTTCCCGACAGCAACCCAGCGCTTCACCGTGCGCGAAGAGCATTCAAACTGTTCCCCGTAGAACACCATCGTGCGCCGATAGCGCCGCGATCGCGACGACTGGTCCGCGCCAGCCTCAGCCTCAGAATCAGCCGCGCCCTCCGGCGCATTTTGGAAAATTTTTTCGGGGCACAACTCGTCACCCGCCCCTGATGATTCACCAGCCAGGGGCTCGCCCGGCGCCGTATTCGGCTCTGGCGTGATCGCGCTTTCGTCCACGTCCCCCCATGCGTGTCAAAAATAGGGACACCGCAGAGGTGACAAAAACTTTTCCGGGGTGCCGCGCTCGAACAGCGTGGGAGACATTGGAACTGCACCCTGTCGCTAAAAGTGAAAGAGATTCCTTGTGCGGGGGCGTCTCGGGGTCAAAAAGCCCTTATTCGGTGAATGACGGTGACACTATGAAAGGACAATAATGAACGTCACTCTTACCCCTCTCTTCATCTGTCGTCATAACCCCTTGGAAATTCGCTGTTTCCATGATGACGAGTAGGGGTGACAAGAGGTGACAGAATGAAAAGACAGAAGGAAAGCGCAAGGCGCAAGGGTGAGAGCGCGACGGCCCGTGAGGCGGTCGGGTGACGAGACGGTGTAGAGTCGCGACGTCGAGTGACGAGACATCGAGCGAGCCTGCGGCTCGAGAAGGGATGAACGAATGCTGCGCATGATCGAGCGCGGCTGCGCCGCGAGAGCAGGATCGAGAGGGGTGAACGCGCGTTCGCCTCGAGCGGCCGCCGGCGTTAAAGCCTGGCGCTCACTCGAGGCGAATATCGAGGCCGCTTCGCGGCGAGCAAGACGCCCGCCGCAGGCCGTTATTTAATCCTCATCGCCTGGCTCGTCATCTGCGGCGGATGCAGCCGGCGACGTTTCGATCGCAAGCTCCTGCGCCATCACCCGCTTCCCGTCGAGAAAAACCAGAGGATACGTCGCGCCGCTCTTCTTGCGCTTGTGCGAGAATTGGAACGTCCGCGCCGGATCTCGCCGGTCTTTGAGCTTCTGGCCCCGCCAGCGCTGCATCTTGCGGCCGAAGCGCTTGTTCGCCGTGTCATCGACGTCGCCCTCCGTGCCGATCATGTCCTCGAGGAGGCCTTCCCCGCGCGCGATCTTGATGAGCTCGTCGCGCGTAAGCGTGCAATCTCCCTCCTGCCGCGTCGCGGCCGCGATGAGGAGCTGCTTGATCTCGTCCTCATCGACCGCGCCGCCAACCACGCCTTCCGGCGCCGCGAGGGGATCCGCGAAATCGCAGCACGTGACCATGCCGCCCATGATCGACGTCCACTCTTCATACGTCTCGAGCGGTGTAGTGTGCAGCGGCTGATCTTTCGCCAACCAGGCACGCACGATCGCGTTGCACGCGGCAAGGAACGACGCCCGCGTTTCCTCGAGGCCGAGCCATTGCGGCGTGATCCGGAGGTTGAATTTGCGGCCCTTCACCTCTTCCTCGAGGAAGAGCTCGATGATGAGTGCGCGTCGCTGAATATCTTCTGACGTCTTCAGGTCGTTCGCCGTGACGAACACCTGCGTGACGTTTGGCACGCGATACATCTCGGAATTCGAGTGAAATTTGCGGCCCGTGTGCCAGCTCTCGGTCGTCCAGCGATTGAGCGTGTTCGATCTCAGACCACCGCCGATGTCGTCGAAGAGCAGGTAGGGCTGCATCGACTGCGCGACGGTATCGAGCTTCACCTCCATCTTCTCTTCATCCTTGGGAGCACCTGTCGCGGCCGCGAAGCCGTGCACGGCCGCGACCGACATTTCCATGAGGCGCGTTTTGCCCGTGCCGGGCTTGTTGGCAAAATAAGCGATGATCGGGAACAGCGAGCCTGGCTCGAACATCGCCCTGCAATACTGCCCGACGACCGCCATCACGTGCAGCGCGAACGATCGATTGAGGCCGAGGCCCCATTTCGTCGATGCCTCGGTGGCATTCCAGGGAAACTGTCCACACACATCGAGAAACCATTGCTGAGCCTGGCCGAGCGTCCAATCGCGCGCGTATTTTACCGCTTCGACCGTGTAGATCGCGCTCTCGACGTCGTAGCCTGGCTCGAGGAACTCCACGGCGCCGCGGACCTCGCCCTCCTTGGGCTTTCGCCTCACTGGCAGCACCATCGTGTGCACGGCCGTGAGCGGCCGCAGGCAGCTGCGAAAGATGTCCGTCTCGAGGATCTGCGCGGCATCGTCCACGCTCAGCGAATCGCGCACGCGCCGGGCGCCAGGCGCGCTGAACACGCAAAAATCCTCCGCCCACGCGGGGAAGCGCTTCGGCGTCATCGCCCGCATGTCGCCAGTCTCGTCTTCCACCGTCACGATCGTGTCGTTTCGGAGGAAGATGTTTTGCACGGCCAGCGTGCGGCCGAGCTCGAGAGCGAGACGACGGATCGGCATCGTCACATCGATCGTCGGCGCCAGACGCACCACTCCCGGCAGATCGATGCCGATCCGCTGAGCCTCTCCAGCAAGCAACTGCGCGTGCTCGGCCGGGATCTGGACCATCGGCTGCGCGCTCACTTACGCACCTCCGGCAGGAGCTGGATTGCCGTGCCATCTGCCTTCGGATTGAGAAATAGCAGCCGCTGGGCCTTCTGGCCGCGCAGGCAGCCAGGCAGGCGCGAAAGACGCACGGCCGAGAGCGCGCCGGGATCCGCCCCGAGCGGACAGACGATCTGCCGCAGGTAATCCCTCGTCGCATCCCACACCGATTTGCTCGGCACCTCCATGCGCACCAGGGCATGCACAGAGCGGCCGCCGGAGGTGTAGATCGCCACGATCGGCAGGCGAAGCCCAGCCAGCACCTTTAGCCAGATCGCGGCCTCGAGCGTGTCGCTCTCGAGCACGAAATTCCGCCAGGCCGTCACGTTGATTTGAGAGCGCCGCGTCCAGCGGCCGCTCTTTTGCGGTGCCTGGCCTTCCTGCAGCTTGAGCGTCTCGTTCACCTCCCACAGCCCGCTCACCGGCTGCACGAGATACCACACGCCATCGCGACCTCCGGCCGGCAGATTGCTCGGAATTGCCTTCACCCCGCGCTCCTGGGAGAGACGATATCCACCTTTGCCAGCCCACCACAGGAAATCCCCCTGGGTCATCTGCGAGGTGAAAACGAGGATCCGATCCCCCGTTTGAAATATCGCATCGAGAAATGCGCCTGGCGTCACGCCGGCGACGTCCAGCGGCGAACGGCGAGCCAGCCAGCTTTCATCGATCGCTGGCAGGCCGCGCGTCGCCTCCCAGAGCGCGTAGTCATCGACTTCCGGCCGCGCCTTCGGGTTCGACCGCGGCTCGACAGCCACACCTTCATCACGCTTCGAGGGCGTGCCCGTGCGGAGCTCCACATTCAGCTCGTCGCCGACTTCCTGCAGGCAGCGCTTCCAGTCCCAGCCTTTCACATGGCCGAGCAGCTTCAGCCCATCTCCGACGAGCATATCGCCAGTCCCCTGCGAGCAAAGAAAGGTGCCGTGGCCGCCAATGTCGTCGAAGCGGAATCGATCCCGACCGCCGCAACCTGGGCACGGCCCATGCCGGCCTGTCAGCAGCTCAGCGCGCACGCCGAAGCGGCCGAGAATGTCGCGCCAACGGCCTTGCGCGGCCGCCTTCACGTCGGCGGTGAGATAATACATTGGCGCGGCTTTTCGCTCACGCTCGCTCTTGGTTGCGTCGCTCATTCGCAAGACACCGTTGGAAAAGTCAAAGTTCTACGCGCCGCCGACGTGGTGCCCGTCGGCCGGTGCTGGGGGATTGGAAGATTCAGGCTTGTGCAGCCCTCGCTGGATCTCGTCCACGATCGCGGCCGTGAGCCAGCAGATCAGCTGCTGTCGCGTTTCGATGTCCTGATGATAGGAGCACAGATGCTCGAAATCCCCTTGAGGCATATCGAGCACGCGCCGCGTCACATCCGGCGCGATCGCGACAGCGAGCTGTTCGGCGACGGAAATCATGGCTTTTTATTTCCGGTTGAAAGCCGCGATTCCAATTTCTCGGACATCTCTTTGCCGCGCACCAGGCTCTCCGCGAGCGGCGTCAGCTTCGGGCGAGAATATCCGTCAACGATCGGCACGGCCGGAGGCTCTGGCTTCATGCGATCCTGGGCGTCGAAATGCACTTCTCCCACGGTCGGGAAAAGCGCCTCGAGCTCCGCGACCGAGGCCTTTAGCGAGGCGAGGAAAAACTCCGCCCCGTCCACGCGGCTCGAGAGCTTTGCAAGCGAGGATCCTCGCACATGCGCATGCAGTGCACCGAGCACCTGGTTGCCCATATCGAGGCGTTGCTCGGCCCCGCCCTTTCGCCAGTCATGCGGCCGCGCCAGGATCGCGTTTCGCAAAACAAGCGCCGGCGAGCCTTCCTTGAGTCCGATTCCCGACACGAGCGTGCTATAGAATTCATCCACCTTTTCAGGATGCACCGAGCGCGCGAGCGCCACGGCCGCGAGCACGACCGCTCCCTTCAACCCCGGCTGTCTCGAGCGATTCTTCACCACATGCACAAGATGCGGCCGAAAGCGCTCCACAACACCGAGGACCTGGGGAATCGACGGCCGGCGCACGCGATTTGCCGATTGCAGCACTTGCGAAGCCAGCGACGTCGCCACTGCCGAGACGAGCCACGCTTCCGCAACGCCCTGCTCCATGCAGAGGGCATCTCCCACCGTGCGCGCGACACCGCGGTCCACGACGTGCATGGTGCGCGTGCCATCTTCTCCCTGAGTCGCCGGCACATTGCGGAAAATGACGAGCTTCACCGCGGCATCCGCCTTCACGATGGCCGTGAGACGATGTTGCCCATCGATCAAGTCGCCGCTGGTATCGAACGCGATTCCCTGGTGATTCACCAGCCATCGACCAGAGCGGATGTCCCGGACGAGCGACTCGACTAGGCTACGCTTCAGCTTTCGATTCGCACGATTGCGCTGCAGGAACTCACGCGCCAACGCCGGCGTCACTGCCTCATAAGAGACATCGAAGGGAAGGTCCATTTACGCAGCCTCCTGTTCCGCTGGCGTGCGATCGATGAAAGCGAAGCGCGCCTCTCCCACCTTGGCGATCCAGTCCTGTTTCTTCCCCGTCGTGCTGAACCACACGTGGACGTTCTGGCTTTTCACGCTGAGCGCTTTCGCGATCTCCTGCACAGTAACTCCCTCCGGCCCAGCCGCGGTGAGCAGCTCGCGGATTTGATCGACGAGCTTCACGCGAGTCGCCTTGGCTTTGACGGGCCGCTCGCTTTTTTCCGCAGCACGCAAATCCAACTCCCTTCGAATAGCCAGACAACGCGCGTTATCGATTCCGAAGTTAGCACACTCAACTTCGCGAAGCTCGTCATCCGAGGCATCTTGAAGCGCGACGCTAAAGCCCGTGGACTCCACATCAGCATGGCGGAGATCAGCGGTAGCATTGGTTTTTCCAGCCTTCTTCTCCGGCTTTTTCTTTTTCGCGGCCGCAGCGGCTTCCGCGGCTTTCTTCGCGTCGCCGCGTTCCTTCACGAGGCGCTTTTTGATCTTGGCGAGATCGACGTCGAAGGTCTTGAAGAACTTCGCGCCCTCCGGCTGCAGGCTGCCGTCCCAGAAGAAATACCACGTCGCTTCGATCTGTGCGGCGAGTGGGCAGATTTTCGCGGGGATGCCGCTGTCGATTTCGGCGCGCACCTCGGTGATCTTTCGACCGGTGAGCCGGCAGAAGGCATCGATGTTCTGGCGCTTGAGATACCGCTGCAGCCATGCCAGTGGATCGGCCTTCACCGAGCCGGCGAGCTGCTCGAGCGCGGCCTTGTTCACGGCCTTGCGTAGCTGGGTCTCCTCCTCCTGTTTGCGTTTCTCTTCCTCGCGATCGGCGGCCGTCATCAGCTTCGACGCCGCGCGATGGAGCGGATTCTTGATCTTGAACCCATTCGCCTCGGCAGCCGCGAGGGCCTTCTCAAGCGCGATGCCCTCGAGCTTGCCACCTTTCACGCGGGCCACGAGCACCGGCACACCCTGGCCGGCCGTGAGCTGGGCCCAGGTCTTTCCCCGCACGTCCTCGGGCAATGTGCCGAAGATGTGCGACTCCGGAATGTCGGCCAACCCCACGATCTTCGACGTGTAGAACGAGAATTTGCCGCCAGAGATCCATTTCTCGGCCTGCGCGGGCGTGAGCACCTTGCGGCCGTCGCCGATCTCGCCCTCGGCCCAGCGCGCGTGCGCGGCCTCCTCCTTGCGCTTGAAGCACGAGGGGTTCAGGCACATATCGGCGCGCGTGCCCGTCGTGCCCTTGCCGGCCACGATGTCCTTCGAGTTCTTCGCCAGGTGCGGGCAAGTCGAGCACGCGCCCATCTCGGGCACGAGCGTGGGATCCTCCGTGTCGAAATCCGCGCCCTTCGTGGATTTCATGTAATTCTCCGCGATGTGCTCCTCCGCCTCACGGAGCGACATCGCCTCGCCATGGAATGGGCTCTCCAGAAGCTCCGCCGTGGCCTGCAAGCGGAGCTTCTCGTCGGGAATGCGGCCGATCAGCACGGCCGTGCGGGGCTTCAGCTCGCCGGTCACGAGCGCCTCGCGCGCCGGCTCCGGGAGATTCAGCAGCTTCAGGCGCTGCGAGACGTGCCGCGAGGTGCACTTGATGCGCGCGGCGATCGTCTCGACGGTCCACAATGCCTCGCCGGTCTTCGAGTCGCGCATCTCGAGCATCTTCTGGTAGCTCTCGGCTTCCTCGAGGGGATCGAGGTCCTCGCGCTGCAGATTCTCGATGAGCTGCATCTCGAGCGCCTCGCGATCTCCCACCAGGTAGATCTGGCACGGCACTTCCTCGAGACCGACCGCCTCGGCCGCGCGATCGCGCCGCTCGCCGGCGATGAGGTCGTAAGGAGAACGCGCGTTCTCCTCATTTTCCGGCGCCGGCGAATGCCCATCCCAGCCGACGCACCATCGAGGCCGCACCCAGAGCGGCGTGAGGATGCCGCGCTCTCTCACGCTGGCAACGAGCTCGCCGAGGCGCTCGCGGTTGAAGGTTTTACGCGGGTTCGTCGTGCTGCGCTGGATCTCCGCGCGAGGAATCCGCACGATCGGGGGTTGCTGTTGCTCGCTCATGGTGTGCGTGGTTTCTTTTTTTTGCTGACCCCGGTGGGGTAGCGGTTCGGTTTGGTTTTGGGCGCCGACTTCGATTTGCCGTTCGCCCGGTTGTGATTCCCCATCTGCGCTGCCGCGAAGGTGCCGCGCGTTTCCTCGCGCTTGCAGCCTCCCCCGCGATTTCCGCGCACGCCGGCGGCCCGCAGGCCGTCGAAAAGCATGTTGATCCGCCACGCCTGCGCGGCGCGCGTGTCGCCCCACATGAGCGCGAGGTCCGTGCCGTTCATGTGGTGGATGAGCTCGGGCCGATACCGGCGCGCGAGCATGAAGAGCCGCCGCACTGCCAGACCAGGATGCGGGCCATCGGCGAAGATGAAATCGAAGATCCGCCCCCACCACATGCGGAAGAGCCCGCTGGGATCGCCGGCAAACTCCGCCTCGTCCTCGTGCACGAGCTTGTTGAAGCTCAGCAGATCCTCACGGAGCATCGCCAGTGTGGCCGGCGTATGCGCCTCCACGTGCTCAGTGCGGCGCGCAGCAGCGCGATCGAGCGCATCCTGGATCTGCCGCTCGGCCGCGATCACCGTAGGGGACGAGACCAGGCGCTCGGCCTGCCGCTCGAGAAGCTGGACCGCGTAGGGGGTAAGTTGCGGGGAACTCACGCGAGCACGCCCCCTCTCTCTTGCAGGATCAGCGAGATCGCGGCCTTTCGAGCATCGCTCTCGGCCAGTGCATCGTCGCACTGAAGTCCCTCGAAGGTGGAATCCCCACTTTGGAACGACCACCGCACGAGCCCATCCCTACTCTCAAGCGTGACCTCGAAATGGCCGACATGGAAACAGCGAGTCATCATAAAGGCAGCACCCCCAGCGAACGGAAAAGATTGGCGCAATTCGCATGGCGCGCGTGGCCGGTCCACGCCGGCAGGAAGCGGCGAATCGCCTCGTGGTCGCCCGCCGCGCGCAGGATCCGCAGCTTCCGCCGCGCGCGCTTCACGCTGTCGCGTCGCAGGAGCCGATGCGTGGTCCAGATCCGGAATCCCAGGAAGTTCACGACGCGGCTGATCGGCTGCAGGCTCCACTTCGACCACGCCAGGCGCATCTCCTCGCCGACGAACTCGTCGAGTCGCCGCTTGAGCTCGCGCAGCTCGCCGGCGTCGTTGCTGAAGATCACCGTGTCGTCCATGTAGCGCGTCGCCGTGCGGATCCCGCACTCATGCACCAGGAAGCGATCCAGCTGGTGCCCGTAGAGATTGGCCCAGAGCTGCGAAGTGAGGTTGCCGATCGGCAATCCCCGGCCGCTCGCCGGCGTGATCGTTTCGATCAATCGCAACGTCGCCGCGCAGCTGATCTTCCGGCGAATCTCGCGGTGAAGAACGGCGCGATCGATGCTCGCGAAGTATTTGCTGAAATCGAGCTTGAGGCAGTAAACCGCGCCGTTGCGCGAGAGCTGGCGCATGTGCATCTGCGCGCGACGCACGCCGTGGTGAGTGCCCTTGCCGCGCCGACAGGCGACGGACATCGGGAGGAACATCGCCTCGAAGATCGGCTCCACGACATTGCAGAGCGCGTGCTGCACCACTCGGTCCAGGAAGGGCAGAGCGAGGATCTCGCGCCGCTTCGGCTCGAAGATCGTGAAGGCGTGATATTCGCCCACCTGGTATGTGCCCGCCTCGAGCGCGGCCGCGATCGCAACGAGGTTTGCCTCGGCGTGTTCCTTGAAGTGGAGATGGCCGGCCGTCATCCGCTTGTCGCGTCGCGCGCGGCGATAAGCCTCCTGGAGATTTTCCGGCGCGAGGATGGCCGGCATGAGGTGCCGATATTTCTTGCCCATCGAAAATGAGGGCGCGGGTTTCGATCCGTCTCTCTCGGCCTTACTCCCCGCTATCCCTATCGTGTCGTGTGTTTGCCGTGGCAGGACGAACGGGCTGACCACCTGATTTTCCAGAGATCGGCCTCGGGTGACGGATGCCACTCCGAGAGCGCGGAGGAAGAGGCCAAAGGCATTCCTCGGAAATCTCGTGACGCCGACGGTCACAGCGGCCGCGCCCGGCGACGTTGTTGTTGCCGTTATTCGCGTTGTTGTTGTTGAGGCGGCGCGGGCCGGCGCCCGACGTCCTCCAATTACCGCTTCCCCGTTCATCCCTTGCGTTGCGCGGTTTTGATCCACGCCCCGAGCAGCGCGCCGACCTCGGCGAGATGCACACCGGCGACGCGGTGCACCCTCTCCGAAATCAGCCCACGCCGGGCCATGAAACGCAATTGGTAGCGCAGCCACGCGAGGCCCGCGTCGGCTGCATAGAGTTTGGAAAGCGGAGTGGAGGATTTCCCGGCCTCGATGAAGAGCCGCGGCTGCGCGAGGACCGCCGCAAGGAAGGTCTCTCGCACGACCGCGTGCCGGCGATCGATGGACAGTGCGCGATCGTAGATGTAGCACGAGAAATCGTCGTATTTCTCGACGATCGCGAGCTGCTGATCACAAACGATCGCGTCTGTTACAATGCGCTGGTCTGGCTTCATCGCTCCGCTTCCGCTTCGCTCAATCGAGGATCAGGTGGTCACAGCGGCCGCGCCCGGCGACGTCGTAGTCGCCGTAAACCGCGCCGCTGTCGTAGAGGCGGCGCGGGCCGGCGCCCGACGTCCACCAACCTCCGCCGAGAAGTCGGCACCAGTCATCGCCATCGCGATCGCGACTCCACGTCCACATGCAACCCGTCGCCTGCTCGAGGCCCCACGCGCTGCGCAGCCCTTCCGCGTGACATGTCGCCACCGGATCCTCTCCACAGCTCTTGCCCTCTGCGACGCCCTGCGCCGCGATCACGAATTCCGCGACCGAAAGCAGCTGCTTGCCGTGCATGGCGAGCACTTCGGAGACCTCCCAGTAGTTCGCCCGTTCGCAGCGATTCCAGGCCGTGCGAGCCGGCGGATCGTTGTAATCCGCGATGCGGACCCCGGCCGCGCTCGTGCCGTGAATGTGTGGCTCGGAATTGAGGAGGTAGATGTCCGCCCAGAACAATCCGGCGACGAGCACCATGCCCCGCTTGTCCGGGCACTTCGGCTGGAAGTTTCGATCCCAGATCGAGTGCGGGACGATCTTTCCATCCAAGCCGACATGGAAGCCTCCCAGCGCCTCGGAATGCGGCGCATTCACAACGAGCAAACGCTCATCGTCCAGGAGGATCGCGTAATCGCGGCCACCCACGAGCACATCCGGCAAAGTGATCTTGCTCGGCAGATCCTCGTCATCGAACTTCACGCCGGATTTCGCGGAAATCCGTTGAGCGTGCCGTTCGATGGGATGCCCGCACGAGCTGCACTTTCCCGTTTCGCTCGGCGTAGCCGAGCACTCAGTGACTTCAAACGCCGGCGACAGAATGTCCGGCTTTTTTAACAGTTTCATGGTTTTCTCCTTGGTTGCCCGGCCACACCGCGCGGCCGGAAATTCTTCAGGCCGCCTTCCGGCGTTTGAGCTCCTTGAGGAGGAGAAGTCGCCCTCTCCATCCAAGCCCCTTGCCCTCGCTCTCGAGCTGACGATCGAGCTCACTTTTGCGGGGATTCATCGCGGGCACCTCAGACGGCACGCCCGGTCCGACCGTGTAAAAACGTCCGTTCCTTTTCATGCGATCGGCAGCGGAATGGGATTTTCGACATCGGCGCCGCCCGAGGGCTGGAGGTGATAGAGGCAGTAGTCACCTTCGATGCAGGCCACGAAATAGAGGCTGCCCTGCGGACTGTGCGCATAGAGCCAGTCCTCCGGATTCGCGATATAGCTCCACCCCTCAGCAAGAGCCGGAGGGAGAGGAACCGAAGCCCCCCAAACAAAATGAATGGCGACAGCGAGCGTCATCGCGAATGCCTCCAAAAATGGTTGAGCCGATGGGCCTCGGCCGGATCCGCCGGCACGAACCAATGCCCGGCGATTTTCACGGCACCTGGCTGTCCAGGAAGCGCATCACTCACAAGCTCGACAAGCGGCTTGCCTTCAATGCGGCCTGCACCAGCGGCTTGCCCGTCGAATGATTTGACGGTCGGGATCCGCGTGGAGATTTTGACGAGCTTGTCCGTCACGGCCGAATCCCTCCGCGGTTTTGCTGTCGGCGCGCGAAGCGATGGAAAAAACGCTTCTCGCGGAGAGCTGCAAATTCGAGCCAAAGCAGCCAGACGGAGAGGCGAATGACACGCCACATCCGCTCCGCGAACCACCCGAGTAGGAAGGCGACAGCGAGCAAGATGCCGAGCACCGAGATCAGCGAGGCCACGTCACCTGGACGGACATTCTCGATGATCATAACTGGCCCTCCTGGAGCGATTTTCGGCACTCTTGAAGGCCAGAAAAAACAGCCGGGCGTTCAGATTCACGCACGGCTGTCCAATAGGCATCGAGGAGAGGGTTATGCTGCTTGCGCTCGCGTTTGCGAGCCGCAGAGGCTTTGCCGCCGGCACTACCCTTGCGTCGATTCCAGGAATGGGAACGGCGGCGCGGGCGCTTTGCGTTTTGAGGAGCGCTCACAAGGCACCCCTTTCCAAAGAAAGTGTGGCAACCGAGACGTGGCAGCCACCCGCGAAAAACGCGAATTTAAACTGTGGGTTGGGTGGGACTCGAACCCACAACCAACGCCTTAAAAGGGCGCTGCTCTACCATTGA